ACTTTTGGATTCGCAAACCAATATTAGTAAAAGGTCCCAAGCTTCCACCATACAAGCCAAACAGCTTGGATGTTGTCAACTCACGAATTGAGAGTAAACTTGCTGAATACAAGCAGACTGTTGACGGCCAATTCTCAACATTTTCAACCGAGTTCGGGAATAATCTGAGATATGCCACAGAAGGTCTAAACAATAAACTTGCAACTCAGGAACAAGCACTCACAACAAAAATTGCTAACCAAGCACAAGAGACTGACTCTAAACTTCAAGCTCAAGCAGATGAGACTAACCAGAAACTATCCAGTCAAAACTCTGTACTCAATGACAAGTTGGATGATTTCAAGGAAAGCATCAACGGGCGCTTTGCTAACTATCAGCAGACTGTAGATGGTCAAGTGGCAACAATTGTCAGCCAATTTGATGGAGTCCTCAAGAAAACGGACATCAACATCACAGATGGTCAGATCTCATTTGGTACAGGAAAGAGCATTAATGGTCGGACCATCAGCTCATTGCTGGTACAGGAACCTGAAGCAATCGCTTTGATCGCTCAATTGATTAAGGTGAAAGGTGATATGGTAGTCGATGGATCTATCACAAGCAGGCATCTGGCATCTCAGAGCGTTCGAACAGGACACATGGAATCTGGATCAGTAACCACTCAGATTCTGGCCAGCAATGCAGTCACAGCAGATAAGTTGTTAGTAGATTCAGCCATGATCAACAAATTTGTATCAAATCAAGCTTTTATTAGAGAACTGATTTCACAACAGGCTTTTATTACTGAGTTGAATTCCATCAAGATTGCTGCTGAAAGAATTCAAGGTGGACGATTGAGTGCCAACAACGGGGCTACAGTATTTGACTTAGATAACGGGACTATCAATCTATTTTCAAATACTGGCACAATTCGAAGAATCGATGATACAAGCTCCTCACAATTTATCAAATTTAACCAAGTTGGTCTTATTGGTGAGTATCTAAGAGACAATAAGGCTGCCAGAATCGTCATAGGAACAAATCAAGACAAAACTGAAAATACAGAAAATGGAACATTTGCTGGGATGCGCTTGTGGTCAGGAGCGAAGAATGATGTAAAAGAATCTTTGTACGAACTTGTTGGTGATCGAATCATATTCTATGCAAATGGTCAGTATAGAAGTCCTTGGATTATTCACAATAATACTAAAGATGGAAATAGCTATTTGATTCCAATGAATGAAAAAGGCGTTAAACATAATTTAGGGCGTGGCGATAAACATTTTAGCAAAGCTTATATAGATGATCTATTTATTGGGAAAGGATCACAAAATGTAGGAGGCTATCTATGGGATATCTTGACTTGTTTTGGTATTCTCGCTCGTTATGGTTGGGATCTAAAAAATGGAGCTGTTCAAAATCATATAAAATCAAATCTCATCAATAAATATGGCTTTAAATAGAAAGGAAATTAACATGAACGAAAATATTCTACTAGCTATGATTGCTGAATTAAACAAGCAATTAGGCGACAAAACACTCGGAGAGATTGAGTTTAAGGCTCGATGTACTTACCTACAAGAAAAACTAGATCAGCTCACACAAGAGCTAGAAATCTATCGCTCTGTCCTAGAATCTGACAAAGATTTGAAGGACCTATTTGAAGAAGTTAAGAATAAAAATGAGGTAAATGCTTAATGAATTATAAAGTACAGTTCAAATCCTATGATCCAGTAGCTAATGCCACAAAGGTTTCCATCAAGCAAGATTATCCATATCGGGTATTTGAGGAATCTCTTCCAAACAATCGCATGGCAGATGAAGAATCAACCCTTGTGGAAGCTGTTCTAAATCTCGTCCGAATGGAATTAGATCCATCTGGCGCTATTGTGGCCCTCAAGAAAGAGCTTGACAAGTCTGTTGATGCCAATAAGAACGCAATCCTGAAAATTCAAGAACTCACTCAAGAGAACGAAAAGAAAGATGTCCTAATCCAAAATAACAAAGCTCTTGCTGATTGGTCTGTCCTTGTAGCTGTGACCAATCAAGACAATCCACTTGATCCAACTCTCTACAAGCGAGCGCTTGAGCTTGTGGAAGCTGCTCAGGTAGGCAAGACCTACAAACAGCATGATATCTTCACCTTGATTGATCCAGATCACACTGAAAAATTTAGTGAAGGAAAACGTGTTCTTGTTCAAGTCAACTATGATTTCACTTACAATGGTGAATCCATCAAAGACTTGAAAGGCCCACTTCTCCAGAACGGGAAACTTGCAATCTACAATTGGGAAGTTCCCAAAGAAGAGAAACAAAACAAACCATCAGGAGATCTTGAAACTCAACCAGTAGCACAGCCTGAATCCTAATTGAAGGGAGTGTGATTGATGTATCAAGAACCAGATGGAATTTTTGGAATTATCGAAGTAGTACGTGACTTCTATGATCACGGAATTGATGAACACATGATTGTATTTCTCTTGATGGCCATTGTTGCTCTAGATATCGTTTTAGGGGTAGCTAGAGCGTGGGCCTATCATGAGTTTTCAAGTAGAAAATGGAGGAAAGGGCTAGTAAGTCACACAGCTATGATTTTAATCACAGCCATCGGCTATCCATTCGCCCTATACATGAATCTTGGACCTGTAGTTGATGCCTTTATTGTCGCAATGATGGCAGCATACGGTTCAAGCATCCTTGCCAGCCTTTCAGCTTTAGGGGTTGAGATACCTGGTCTAGATCGTCTTGTGAAACAAAATATTGATCATGAGAAATTTCAGTTAAAAGATGGCTTGGAAGAGCCTAGTAAACTAATCAAAAGAGGAGAAAAGAAAAATGAATCAAATCACTGATATTGTAACAAGTAGCGCAATGAGTATTCTTGTAATTTTGGTTGGAATTGTTGTTCAGGCAGTCAAGAAATATCTTCTGACTCGTGGAGGGAAGAAAGCTCTTGAAGTGGCTGAAATCCTTGCAAATAACGCTGTGAATGCCACTGAACAAGTTGCAGGAACATTAGACATTCACGGAAAGGATAAGATGGAGCATGCTAAAACTAGCTTGATTGAAGGACTAGAAGCATATAACATCAATTTAACCAATGACCAACTAAACACATTCATTGAAGCGGCTGTGAAAAAAGCAAATGAACAATGGAAGAAATGAGGCATTAAAATGGCAACATTAAATGACATTCTAAATTATGCAGAAACTTTGGCCAATCAAGGTGTGGGAGCTGATGCAGATGGTGCATACGGAACCCAATGCGTTGACTTACCAAATTCAATTTCTATCAACTTTTTCGGAAAAGCTCTCTGGGGAAATGCTATTGACCTACTTAATTCAGCCGCTGGGTTAGGGTATGAAGTAGTATATGATGCAGTAGGAGTCAATCCACGAGCAGGAGCCATCTTTGTCATGGATACAACTTACCTATATGGCCATCCTTATGGTCACACAGGGATTGTGATTGAGGATAGCGATGGGGTCACTATGAGAACCATTGAACAGAACATTGATGGCAATGCTGATTCCCTCTATGTCGGAGGTCCTGCACGATACAACACACGCAACTTTGATGGAATTGTTGGATGGTTCTATTTCCCAACTGATGAAACATCTGTGGCATTCGAACAGCCAGAACCATCAGAACCATTGACAATTGAATCAAATGGGTTCAATCCAGAAACAGGAACATTCACTGTTGAAGTATCTGCTCTAAATGTGCGAGCTGAAGCCGGTCTTGGAGCTGAGATTGTAGCTGTGTATAGTGTAGGTCAAGAAATCAACTATGATGGATGGATTGACAATGATGGCTACATTTGGATCTCTTACATTGGCGGTTCTGGAAATCGTAGATATGTAGCTGTAGGACAGTCTGAAAACGGGGAACGCATCACAGACTTTGGATCTTTTAAATAAGAAATGACAGCCTTCCGAAAGGAGGGCTTTTTTTCTGTTATAACGGAAAAAATCAGAAATGTCTGTTATAACCTCAAACAATTATCAAAAAATCTTTTCCTATTAAATGACTTCCTTTTGTGTCTAAGATGAAAAATAAAACTTGAACTTTCTTGGAAGCTATGCTAAACTAACAATGTGAGCAATGAACTTGTGGAGTTTTAGAAGTCAGTACCCAAAACAGACCCTAAAACCTAAAAACAGCTATATAATTGAGTTTTAGAAACTCCCACCGGCTCCATATATAGTTTCTAAAACTTCTTAAAGCTTCCCAAAACATTGATAATTCATGTTTTTTATTTTTATATTTTCTATTCTTTCTTATACCTTTTTGAAATGAACAGACCCAAAAACAGACCCTTTTTTGAAAAGAGTCTGTCCTGATAGCTGATGGGTTTAAAAATCTATATAATTAGCAAATTTCTCACCAATATCATCTTTGGCCTGTTTGGTGATATGTGTGTATACATTCATGGTTGTTTTTAAATCAGAATGACCAAGACGATGCTGGACCTGCTTGAGTGTCATGCCTGCCTCAAAGCACAAGCTGGCATGCGTATGTCTGAAGCCATGTATTTTGATAGGCCTGACATCAGTCCCTTTGACAATCTGCAAGAGCCATTTTCTTGGCAATGAACTTGGAATAGGCTTTCCTTCAGGGCTTTCAAAAATGAAAGTGGTAGTAGGATTCAGTTCTCTGTACTCTGATAGCAGATCAATTGTTCTTTGATCAAGGCTAATCAGTCGGACACTACTCTTGTTTTTAGTAGCCCCAACAGATTCGCCCTCAAATCCTCTTGTAATGGCCTTATTTATGTTCAAGGTGTTATCTATCCAGTCAGTCCATTTGAGAGCTAAAATCTCCCCTTTTCTGGCCCCTGTGAACGCAAGAAGACGGAACATGACTTTTTTTCTCAGATCATCCGTATCATCCACTAATTTCATGAATGATTTTAGCTCATCTTTATCATAAAAATCACTAGAAGAATCACTCTCTTTTTTGACAAGTGTGGTCACACTATCAACAGGATTGGCTGAAACATAGCCATAACGGATGGCATACTTAAAAATGTTATTCATCAGACCTTTCAACTTGCGCCCATACACTAATTTTCTAGACCATTCATTGACCTGTTCCTGTAATTGAAGAGGGGTGATGGAAGCTATTTTCTGACTGCCAAAGACAGGATAGATGTGATTTTTGATATTTCTTTCAGTCTTGATGTAAGTGCTATCCTGAACAGTATCAGCATACTCTTTGAGCCACTTCTTTGCAATTTCCTTAACTGTGATTTCTTTTTTTGCTTGCTCCCCGTTCTCTAAATCGTCCTGAAGTTGTAAGAGTGCTGACCGTGCCTTTGCTTTGGATGTGAAGCCTTGACGCTTTACATACTTATCTTTTCCATTTTCCTTGCCTACATAGATCCTAAATCCGTAAGCAGTCTCACCATTTTTCTTCTTATATGTTTTGATTTGCATTTCATTCTCCTTTTTTGTGGAGAGTTTTTTATTTTAACCTTTTTAAAAGTTCAATTATTTCCTCATTTTGTTTGATCAAAATTTGATTCTGTTGTATTTGCACCTTTTCCAATGCGCCCGGACCACTTGCATTCATAATTGCTATAGCTTTACTGTCCATGACATTCCCAATGTAGGAAGCCTGATCTGGGTATTTTTCTAAAATGTTCAGCATATTATTTTTTTCAAAATAAGGATAAGCATCATTGTAGTATTTCTGTTTTTGAGCAACTTCTTTTTCATCATTATTTTTCCCAAAAATAGCCATTATTTTTCTCCTTTTTCAACTAATTAGTGAATTATATTCGTCTTTGACCATCGTTTCACTAGCGATGGTCTTTAGACTGTATTTTTCCATAAAATGCAGATAGTTGAAATCTCTTACATCATCCATTGACTTCAATTCTTCTTCAAGCAAGTGATGAATCATGCTTCTATCTGCTTGTAATTCGCAAAGCTCCCTGTTCAATTCGTATTGAAAAGGAGTGTGTTCTTTGTGACCAAGTTCATGAAGAGCAACTTGTTTTTGTTCATCGTTAGACAAATTTATATCTAATGCCAAAATGTTCAAAACAGGATTGAAGAATCCGGGGCTGTGCCACTCACTGCCATCAAAATAGCACAAGTTCACTCCCTCATTAGCACAAAGTTCTTTCACAGTCATAAAATGCACCTCTATTTATTTTTTAAGTGTGCCTCCAGAACCGCTGTGATGAAATCTATGTCATCTTCTGTCAATGGTTTCCCATCAAATAACATTGATTGTGCAGCAATATCTCTGAGGTCCAATGGTGCAGAAGCATCACCATCTCTTGCAATATTTGGATTTTCCGTGCGTCCTAGTAGGTAGTCGGTGGACACATTAAAAAAATCAGCAATTTTTGAAACCCGTTCAACATTCGGAGTGGATTTCTTCATGTTATAAATGGTATTTCTACTAAAACCCAATTTTTCTTCAAGTTTATTTAATGAAATACCTTGTTTGTCAGCCAATTCTTTTATTTTTTCAAATGTAAAAAACATTGATTTATCAACCTTTCTGAGGCATGACAAAAAATATTTAATAAATTTACTACAAAACTGTTGACAATTAGTAATAAATTTATTACAATACTATTTGTAAGCTAAAGAGTTAGCGAATAAGACAAACCAAATAATAAACCTAAAAAAACTGATTGCCGTCCGTTTGATATAGGTATAACTTGCTATTTAGTAGGTCTTTTCTCTATGTTTTGATTTTAATAAATTTATTTATCAATGTCAAGAAATTCGCTAACTTTTTAAATAATTTTAAAAAGGAGGATCAGAAATGAGCCAACAACATCAAAAATGGATTCAGTTAGTCAAAGATAAACTGATTTCAGAAGGAATGACACAAACACATTTAGCCCGTGCTTGTGGTGTGAAGAAACCCACGATTTCCGAACTGCTCAAATACGGTAAAGGCAGCAACAAACTGAAGAACCGTGTTTGTGATGTTTTAGGTATTGATGAAACATGGGTCGATTCAGAAGAACTGTGAGGAAGTTTGAATGGTATTGGAATTATTTGGTCCAGAGTTCAAAGATAGATTATTTGAAGAGCTGGTTCAATTAAATATCAAAGCATTAGATGAAGCTAAAAAAAGAACATCAAGACAGACAACATGGGTCTCCATCAAAGAACTTCAAGCATCCACTGGCTGGGGAAGAACAAAACTTGAGGAATGGAGAGACCAAGGAAAATTTCAGTTCCAGCAATCTGGAAAAGGTGGGAAATACCTTTACAACCTTGAAGATGTCCAGCGGTTTTGTCGGTCAATGCAAAAATAAAAAGCACCCGAAAAAATCAGGCGCTTAACAAAAATACTAAAACAATTATAACACAAGGAGGCCGCACATGGCAATATCTAGAGATATGACAGCCACAGAAGCAAACATCCTTAACTACATCAAAAAATACGCAACAAACGAAATGCCAGTTACAGCATTTCAGCTCAGAAAAAAATTTCACTGTGGCAAGAGAACGATAGAAAACATCATTGAAAGCTTGCGTGTAAATTTTGGGCATCCAATAGTTGCAAAGAAGAGAAAACCCAATGGGTATTACCTTCCTAAAAATGATGAAGAACGGAATGAGGGATTGGCACCATATAAACGCCAAATCTTGACAGAACAAAAGAACCTGGCAGCAATCATGGCTGTTAACTTGAATGAATATTGGAGGAATTAGAAATGTTACTAGAAATTATTATTGCTTTATTGCTCATGGTGATCTTGCTTCAAATGATTATTATCAGCGCAATCAGCGAACGATGCAAAGAGTCAAAACGAGAACTCAAGAAAATGATTCAAGAACAACAACGCATCCAAGAAGCACGGGAAGCAATGCGCTTCGGTCATCGCAGATAGGAGCTATTAAATGGCAGAAAATATGAATGTACTGCCTCATGATCTTTTAGCTGAACAAGCAGTGTTAGGTTCTATCTTCCTTGATCCTGATAAGATTCACATTGCTTCCGAATATCTGACAAAAGATAGTTTTTTCAAACTATCTCATGGGATGCTTTTCAACATTATGCAGGATCTATCAGACAAAGGAGATCCAATTGATCCCGTATCTGTCAAATCTGCCCTTGATTCTATTGGACAGTTTGAACAAGTCGGAGGGATGGCATTTCTTGCAAGTCTGATCAATGCAGTCCCTACAAGCGCCCACATCGAACACTATTCAAAAGTAGTTGCTGAAAAGTCAAGAGCCAGAAAAGTCATTGAAGATCTGAGCCAGAGCATTTCAAGCGTTTATGATGGTCAAAAAGATTTGAATGAGATCCTTTCTCAAACTGAGCAGAATTTGTCAACAATTTCAAGCGAGCAGAAAAAAGGATTCAGGCCCATCATTGATGTGATCGATTCAACACAGTCTATTCTAGATGAACGATCTCAGAAAGTTGGTGATGTGACAGGAACCTCAACAGGCTTCACTGATTTTGACCAAATCACAACAGGCCTTCATGAAGATAACTTGATCATTATCGCTGCTAGGCCTGCAATGGGGAAGACAGCATTTGCCCTGAACATCGCTCAGAACGTGGCCAAAAGTTCAGATAAAGCAGTAGCAATCTTCTCACTTGAGATGGGAGCAGAAAGCTTGGTGGAGCGTATGCTGTCAGCAGAAGGCTTGATTCCATCGTATCATGTCAGAACAGGGAATCTCTCTGAGAGCGAATGGCGCAGAATGATTTCAGCACAGGAACGACTAGCAAAAGGGAAGATCTTCATTGATGATACAGCAGGAATCAGGATTTCAGAAATTAGATCAAAGGCCAAACGGTTATCCCAAGAAAATGGCGGTTTAGGATTGATTGTGATTGACTATCTTCAACTAATCGAAGGAAGAGGAAGAGAGAACAGACAACAGGAAGTCTCTGAAATTTCAAGACAATTGAAGATCATAGCCAAAGAATTGAAAGTCCCTGTCATCGCTCTCAGTCAGTTATCTCGTGGAGTTGATCAACGGAATGATAAGAGACCTATACTGTCAGACTTGAGGGAATCTGGATCAATTGAGCAGGACGCTGATATAGTAGCCTTCTTGTACAGAGAAGCTTACTACAAGCGTGATGAACAAGAAGAGCCAGACAATGTGACAGAACTCATCCTTGAGAAGAACAGGCATGGAAGCCTTGGGACTGTCCAGCTATACTTTCTCAAAGAATATGCAAAATTTGCAAACAAGGAGGCCTAATGCATGGTAACTGAGAACCGTAGATATTACTGGTTACAATTAAAAGATGACTTCTTCAATTCCAAAGAAATGAAGTTGATGAGAAAGCTTCCCGGTGGAGAAGAGATCA